ACCTTCGGGGGCCGTGTATTCCTCCGGGGCTTGCGGGCCTTTCAAGGCGTCCTGCAATGCCTCAAACGAGTCGTAGCCCTTCATCGACTCGCGGTATTCTTCCGGCAATGCGTCTGCCCAATGACTTTGGTTTTCGCCTCCCTGCTCTTGGCTAACCTCTGTCGCTTCCGTTCCCTGGTCGGTTCCGGTGTCAAGTGCTGATTCTTCGCTCATTAGTCCTCCATGGATATCTGTGTCAATTCAAGGCCGCGTTGCTCCAACTCAAGCAAGCCTTGATAGCTTCGTTTGTCCAGTGCGTTGAGGATCTTCAACCCGATAGCGCGCATCCCCTCATTGTAAAACGTCTGGCTGTTGCCGGTCATACTAGGCTCGAGCACCCCGCATTCTCTGAGCAAATCTTCCAAAACTCTTTGCCCGTGGGGGGTGGCAAGGAACGTTCTGCGGTAATCCTCGCGCATCCTGCGTATGGTGTCCTTGTCCATCAGTAAATAGCCACGATGTCGGTTGCGGTCGTGCCGGTATCCCACACCCGCTTTACCTCCATGCTGATGTACCCCTCGGCGGCAGGCCAAACAAAGGTGTCGCCCAAGATCGTGGTAATCTTTACCGTCCCGTAACCTCCTACCCATAGCGATCTTGCAGGCCTAGGAAGGTCGGTGTCGTCGGCAGGTGTTACGAGGAAGCCGCCTGCCCCTGCGGATATCGAGCCATTCGGTTGCATGTCTTCTCCTTATACTGCTGGCAATTTGTCCAACAGACCGTTTAATGCCGTGTCTTCTCCGGTAGGGGTTTGCCCTAAATCCTTCGCCGCTTTTGCCGCCTGTGACGCCTGCTCCATCATCATTTGTTGAGCCTGCGCTTGCTTGCGTTGCTGCCGCATCTCTGCCGCTTCGTCGTCGCTCCGTAGCATCTTCGGGTCAGCCCCAGCAAGGTCGGCGTATTCTTCCAGCATGGCATCAAAATTAACGCGGTCGAGAACTTCCGGATTGAAATTCGCAAGGTTCCCGGCAAACATGGCCGTCCTCTCTATCGCTTGCGTTCCGACTGCTTTCTGCGCCTGGGCGAGCAAAGACGTGTATTCAACCTTGATTTCCTGCCCCTGTATCTCCCTCGGAGGCTCCGGCAGGCGGCCGTTACGCATTAAAATATCGAACACGCGGTCTACCAGAGGTGAAAGGAACTCGCTGTTCTGCCGCTCTAGGACAGGCCCGAGAATGGCGAGCTTTTCTTCATGCCTTCGCGCCACCTCCGTGGCTGTCATGTTTTTGTCTTCGAGGATCATCAGGAACAGATCGTTGAAAAATCCCTGCCTTATCCTGTTTTCTACCTCGCGTATTTCGGAAGCGACCGCGCCAATGTCCGGCGTAATCTGCACGGTCGACCGTATAATTTCGTTTTCCTTGGCGTTGACATAGTTCTGCGCATTTGGGAGCAGCGACAGCCTGCCTTTAAAGCTCGATGGTATGTTCATCGGTGGGTTGACAACCTTGTCAATCGACGCGAGCTTGTCACGCTCCAACTTCTGCAGCATCTTTATATCGCCCAACATCTCCATGCCGGGGCAATTAGAGCCGTAAGCGTCTTCTCCCACCACCTCCCAACGCGGGAACATGGCAGGCTGGGTATTGAACCCGCTCTCTTTTAGAAACGAGTCCTCCGGAGCCCCGTCCTCCCAATAGACCGAGGCCCAAGGCATGTTGTCAGACCCGGCTTTGTTGGGGTCGTAGTCCTTGCGCGGAAAGACGGCGTTAATTACTCGCACCTGCGCGTCTGGATTCTTTTCTGCAAGGTTGCGCGTATGCGGAGAGCAGTTGTTAAGCCCGAACTGTTCCGCTACCGTCCTTGCGGTCATCCAGTACCACCTGAAGCCCGTGTCAACACTCCCTGCATGGTCTGTGGCCAGCGTGTAGCTGCCGACCGTCCAAGGTACACAGCGGATCATCTTCTTAGGATCTTCGTAGACGGCAAAAGGTCCGGTGCCGAACACTACCTGCTCTAAAAACGGCGTATGCACGGCACTGTAGAAGTTTGACCGCGTAAACACCCCGTACATCACCTGCTGAACATCGTGGAGCCACAACTTGGCGGGCTCCCAATCGTTCATATCCTCGTCCCACAGGCTCAGCTTCAGCCACGGGAGTGAGTGCGGTACCAATCCACCTTTGAGACCTGAAACGGCAATCGATACGGCGCGTGAGGCGGTACCGTTAATGATTTTGCTGTGCTTGTACTTGTCGCCCTTGCCTGCCTGCGTGTGCTTATCGACAAACCGCCCATGGCGCGGCAGGATGAAGTCTGCAAGGTCTTTCCAGTGCGAATGCCAATCGGCGTCATCGCTGTCGCGTTTGAGCTTGTACCGCCGCTTAAGCCGGCGTAGTTTCTCGCTTGTAATCATCCGGCCTCCAACGCCTTCGAATTGCGCTTGCGTCGCGTGTATTCCATTTCCGTGGCCATTCTGCTGCGTGCGTTGCCTGCCGCCTGTTGGTAAACCTCAACGGCCGTCTCGCGGTCTCCGGTTGCAGGCACATGGGTTTTCAGACCGTCAAGCGCCGCCTTTTTTTGCTGCCCCTTGCTCTCTTTATATGGCTTCAGTGTGCCATCCGAGAGGTCAACAAACAGCTTCTTGGACCCCCACAGAGGAAAAGGTGTTTTGTTGGACGGCGTCTCTTCCGAGGTCTGTGCAGGGGTCTCCTTGCGGTTCTTGCCGTAAAGCTGCGTGCTGCCCATACCGAGAGCGGCGGTCTTCGCTTCATACGCCTGAGACAACGCCAGTGCTTTGCGCTTCGCTTTCTTCTCTTCCAATTCAGGATCGGATTGTTCCGGTGTGTCTGGCGATCCGCCCATGGTTCCTCCTATAGGTTTTCGAACGGGTCGTATGCTTCCTGCCCCCTGTTTAACTCATCGTAAAAACCGCCCCTTACGTCAGGGTCCGGGAATTCCGCGCCTAGATCCGGGTCAACTATGCGTGCGATGTTGTCGAGCATGTCATCATGGATGCAGACCGGGAAACATATGTATTCCTCGTCGACGAAGAGCTTTACATAGTCAGCCATCTTCCCATCGTGCAACATAAACGGCAGGTGGTGCGGCATCCAAAACCGCCCGGTCTCAAATATGGGAATCAGTTTGCGGATACGGTCAAACTTCGACATCGGCCCACCAAGCGGCGTGATGTCAAAATGGTATGTCTCCTGATGCTGCTTATCCTCAATATGCTCGATGTCCGAGTCCTTGCCGTATTTCTCGTAGCCAACAGCCAGCGGGCGATACTTTTTGTGAAACTCGAACAGCTTCTTAGTTCGCTCCGTCAAATTAAGGCGGTCGCGTATGCCGTCAATGAGATAATAATTCCTGTCCGGGCCAAGCCCAATCACCACCATTGAGGTGTAGTCGGAGCCTTTCTTTTTTTCTCCTGCTGGGTCTACCAAAATGTAGCGGTTAAATAGGTCGCTATCGATTGACGGATAGAACCGCAACCACTCTAGCTGGAACCCTTGTGCTTCGTCGGCTGTTGGATTTTGCAGCATCTGACACCCGAAAACATACGGCCCCATGTCCCGCCTCTTGTCACTCAAGGCATCTGCAGACAAAAAAACCGGCTTGCCGTCTGGCTTGCCGGTATCTGTTGCCGGATAGATGCGTGGTGTTACCGCCTCGCGCTCCATCATTGTTCTGTATGTGTCGTTAAAGTGGTACCGCGTACCTATATGCCGCCGCCTGCCTCCGTGCGCCCCCAGGTTGAGCGACACAGCCCATCGCTCTGTGACCTTGGCAATCATTTCTGGAGTGGTTACGGACTCAAGAGTTACAACGTCATCATAGATGAGCAAATTAAAGTGCTTCGATGTCGGCTGCCCGTCTACAAGACCCCAAGCTTCGACAGTGGCCTCTTTCGGGTTGCCTTTCCGCTTTACAATGATGCCGCTATCTAGAGACCATTTTGGGGCCTCGCGACGTGGGTTTTCCCATAATACGTCTTTGTAAATCTCTTTCAGGAGGTCGTTGCTCTCGAACTCCTGCATAATCTGCGCTAAGAATGCCTTAGCAATGGGCCTCGTACAGGAAAAGATACCCGCCGTTACTTCCTGGTCCCAATGAAACGAATCCTCGCTGTGCGAATCCAGAATATCCTGTATGGTTCGGCCGAAAGTTATCAGCGTTGACTTGTAGTGCTCACGCGCCCACAGGTCTAAATAGCCATCAGGGCATTGCTGCACCTCAATGCAACGCTCAAACAGCCAGTCTCTGTCAATGTCCCTTCTGTGCAGCAACTTGGTGAGCAGGAAGAAAAGGTCTCGCCTGCCAAGCTCGTTCATTGTTCGGATAACGCAATTATCTTTTTCTGCGTCGTTTAGGATGTCCGCGTAAAACTCATTCGCTTGTTTTCTGCTCGTAAATTTCACGCATCTTTTCCGATACTGCCGGAGACATAGAGTGTTCTACTTCGATAGGCTTGCCATCTTTGCCGGAATGTTCGTGTTCCTGCTTATCCCTCAAACCAAGGTCGCGGGCGATGATGTTGGCGTTGAGCAGATCGGCCGCCGCGCCTTGAAACTTCTGGTTGTAAATAACCCTCTCGGCTCGCGTTGTGACTTCCGAAAAATCTTCTCTGTTGCGGTAATCATCCCAGGTGCTTGTCCCGATATCTAGGAACAGGCATAACCCGTCAATCGTCATGGCTCGCATTTTATAAACCGTGTCGCGGGTCACGTTGCCTTGGAAGCAAAACAGCTTGTCTTCCATAAGCGGGTTTTCTTCTACCCATTGGAAATACTCGGCACAAGCGTCCCATAGTTCGTCCGGCGAAGAGAAAATAGGCTTTCTCCCATGGGAGCTACGCGCCTTCCAAAACTGATTTCCTTTAGGTGCTGCCATAATTCAATTCTTTCTTGCCTTCCGCGCCATCTTGTTCCCGCACTCGCCGCCGCGACACATGCACCGCCGTCCTTTGTCCATAAACCGTCCCGCTGTGCAGTATGTGCGGCAGTATGCGGGGTCAATTTCGGAGGGGTTCAAATTATTTCCACTTTTTGCATTATTTGTCTTGACACCTGTCATGACGATGGTATTATATA